AGCCGTTTTTGGATAATATCGAAAACATCGTATTGTATTGCGTTTTCAAGAAGATAGAATATAAGTATCATTTTTTTATATGGATTATTATAATAGAGAGCGCAGCGAATGATACTCAATTCATTTAGAGGGTTGGCAGTAATATTATTGGTATCGATATTAATCATCAAAGAAATCCCTTTTAAAAAACTATTTAAAGACGCTATGATACAATTTTACTTGGCGGTTGCCTGTATGGCAATACTATTACTCGTGGATAATATCATCGGGTTCATACTATCCATCTGTGTATTGACGCTCTATTTTAGAATATATACAAGCGAACTCAAAAATAAAAACGTAGCGACGAACAAACAAGACGCTCAGGTAGCATCAGCACCCGCGCATATACACGACGGTAAAGGTTGTGGCGACGGGAAATGCGAGATGAATATGGCACGTCTCGAAGATAAATCAAGAACAGCAACGGTTGCCGCATCGGCTACGTCAGCGTCAGCGGATGGCAAAGTTCCTTATATAACAGAAGAGAACCTGTTGGCAGCCCAATCGAATATTGTAAATCCCAATGAGTATAACAAGGAATTACATAGCGACAATCTGTATGGTTCGCAAGGGTTAGATACGAAACACCTACATATCCGAGGGTATGATACGACGAACGCACTTTTAGGTTCTCTTTCATACGAGATAATTTAGAGAATACGATTAAAAGATTAAAAGAATAGCAAATTAAAAATATAGATTATTATTAAGAAAGATTATTGAAAGAATAATGAAGTATGAAGGTTTTGTTTCGAACTCTGAGAATGACCAAATCGTAGAAAAAATATTTATGATATTTGGGTTTTCGATGCTTACGCTTGTGGTATATGGGGCTTTGCTATGGGCGTATTATACAACCGATAGAAATCAGTATATGTTTATATCGATGTTCTCGCTATTCGTGATATTTTATGCTATCATCATCATATCCATCGTAGTCATCAATAAAAATAATTATGATGCCTTGTCTTACACGCTTCTATTTGGTATCACGATATTTGCGATATTCACTGCGTTTTTCATAGGCGTCTTTTTCATTCTCAAAAGTTTCAATCTAATCTCTTCCGCTGCGTATGCTACATCCGCTTCGGCGTATGCGTCGCCATCTGCTATGGCAAGTGTAAGGATGAACCCTTACGCACAACAAGGCATCAGTAATAATCAGAGCCTTTTCCGTCGTGAAGTATAATTTATAAATACTCAAAAAACGACAATACGTAAATGATGGAGAATAGCGATATGGATTTAATATAAATGTCGAAACTGTTTAGATTATCTTGTAAATTGTCTGGCAACTTCTCATATACCGTGTTGATAATCCCAGAGTGATATATGATAACCGCTAATATAACGAATATCAAACTTCTTTTTGCGACTTCTATATCGAGATAGGCAGACATACCAGACATACTATCATACTTGCTTTGCGACGGATATGGCGGGTATGAATGATGCTGTGGATGCGGCGAATGCGGCGAATATGGATGCTGCGGATGCTGCGAATGCGGTGGAGGCATAGGGGGCATCGGTGGATAAGAATGCTGCGACAGCGGTGGATGTGGCTGTTGCGGAGATTTCGATTGCTTTGACATCATTAATTCGTCTTGGAACTCATTTAGGACATCTTGAACTACTGGGTCATTAATGTCATTCACTTCTGCGGTGCTTGAAGATTGTGTTTTTAGCGGTAATGTGCTAATCGGCGTCGACATTATAATTCTTATCTATTGATATATAATATTTTCAATCTAATTTATATTACGCAATAGCAAACATCCTCTCGAAAAACCCAGGGGCGCTTATTAGATTATCGGGCGTTTTATTAATATCATACGGTTCTAACGGTTTCTCGATAGTCGAATTACATTTCACGGGATACGACTTGTATTTATAGCAGGTATCTTCGAGTTTGAAAACATTCCCTTCAATATCCTTAATGTCAGGGGCAGAATACACGACGCAATTGTCTTTACAGATGCGTCGAAATAATAGGGCTAACGAAAGACCGAACAAAGCACTCACGATGATTTGCCCCGTTTCGTCATAGAACATTCGGTCGATTGAAACTCTTAGCCCCGAAGGCTCTTTTTTATTTATTATTCTATTCATCTATATCTATATCTATCTAATTTATATCTATAAAAATTAAAAAAATAAGTATCAGTTTCCTTATATAATAGGCTGTGTTAAAGACGTATCGGTGCATTTCACTTCCTCTGCGTTATATTTATAGCATTGATTGTCGAGGTTCTTATAGACTATTTTGTTTGCGTTATAAGGCGTCGGGTATTTAATGATATTTCGAATAGGTGGCGAAGATATATACACGTATATAAGTCCTAATATAAAAGCGAATATGAAACTGAACCAATTGATACGAAATGTTCGTTCGACAGTTTTAACCATTCTTCAAATTACTACTTACTATCTCCTTCTATTTAATTACTTTTTTTTATAATTTACATCCTTGATACATCGCTTCGTTATCGGATTTCTCACTTTACCCTCAGGACATTCTTTCAGTTCCTTTGGCGCTTTCGGCTCTTTCACAACCTTCACAATCACTTCTTTAACTTCATCCGCATTCGTTTCCTTAGTCGCCTTAGCAGCCTTCGCTTTCGGTGCTTTTTTCTCATTGACACATCGCTTCGTTATCGGATTTCTCACTTTACCCTCGGGACAGTCTTTCAGTTCCTTTGTTGCTTTCGCTGCTTTCGCTTTCGCTGCTTTCGGGACTGCGGGGGTTTTCGGCGCTTTCGGCGCTTTCGTTTCTTTGCCATCCTTCTTCGGCGCTTTCGGAACGACGATACGGTCATTTAAATCGAAATATTCGTATGTATAGATATCGGGGATGCTTTGGTGGTCGTTTGTATATTTATAATTTAAATAATCATATAGCGACGATAAGGTTTTCGTTTCTTTAAATATAGAACGCAACTCGTCCTTCTTTTCTAAAAATAAATCGTATTCATAATCATTACGCTCTCTAACCTTCTTAAACTGCTCGTCATATTTCGCAATCTTTTGTGAAACGACATTGCTCTCGTCCCCTTTGTGTTTAAAGTAATCGCCAACCAGTTTTTTAATCTTGCTTAACTTTGCGGGTTCGGCACTTTTGTCATACATATTAATAGCCAGAAGGCTTTTTTCAATATCTTTTAATATATCCATTTACTAATATTAAGGATAAAAATAAAACCAATTAGCGTAATAATATGTCTTCGAACATACTCTTATAAAATGTTTGGAGACTTTCGTCGGGCTTTAATTGCTCCTCGTAAATACTTCGTGGTATGTATTTGACAATCACCTTGTCTTTTTTACATACAGATTTATTATTATAGTAGCCTTGTATAATCATTATCGACCCTAAAAATAATAAAAATATCGCTATTGCTTTCATTTCTTAATATTAAGAAATAAGAAAAAAATACACATTATCCATTCCAGTTATTTACTGAATGCCGAGTTTCTGAGAACTCCACGCATCCACTTGCTCGATACTGCTCTTAACCTCTGACATTTCGATACCTTCCGCTGCGTCTGCTGAGACTACTTCATTTGTCGTTGCTGCTTCCGCTACTTCGGTAATCTCAGTCGTTTCCTCCGCATCTTCAACAACCGTTTGGGGAGGGAATAGGGATGCCTTACGATTTTCAAAGAGAACATCCTTGTCGGTCATATTCTTCTTGTATTCCTTCATTAGGGTATTCAGTTGCGTCTCGGCATATTCTTGATTTTCCAAGCAATCAGGGTTCGGCGACCAAGGACACCAGCAACCCATCTGTGCGATATAGATGTTGAACTTATTGTCAATCTTCTTGATAAACTCACTGCGGTTCTTGGCTTCCTCGATAGTATCGAACACTCCACGAACCTTGATGCCACGGATAGAGGTTACAAAGTTATTATCACGGTGATATTCTGACTCCAACTTTTCGTTATTAATCGACTTGTAAAACCCATATTGTTCGCTCATATCTTTCGGGTTAAAGATATAGGCATTGTTCTCCTTGATGGAACTCACGAAATCCTTTGAGTCACTATATTTCTCCGAGATACCGTCCAATAGTGCGGTCATATCATTGCTAAACTTCGTAATGAATTGGCTAAACATATACGCCTCCTTATTCACAAGGACATCCTCGGGGCTTAAAAAAGAGAGCAACACGTAGTTCTGTCCCCTGATAGGCTTATCCTCATCCAAATAATCTACCTCCTTAACGCTTGTAATATTTGCGGACATTTAATATCTTTTCTAATCTAATACTATTATAGAATATAAATCTTATATATATTTTTAATTTTTATGTTATAATAGTATAGTATAATAGGTATAGCATAAAAATAAAATGGAATACACTGTTGATTTCTGGGATGTCGTTATAAGACTTCTTAAATACGCCTTTGAAGGTCTTATCGTCGCATTCGTAGCCCTTATATTACCGAATAATAAATTGGATTTGAGCGAAATCTTTATGTTAGCATTAACCGCCGCTTGTACCTTCTCCGTCCTTGACTTGTTATCCCCTGCGGTATCGGCGGGAGCGAGACAAGGCGTCGGGTTAGGCGCTGGTTTCCGTATGGTGGGTTTCCCGAACGGCTTTTAGATTAGATTAGATTAGAGGTCATAACGAAGGTATGATTTCGTAATTCAGTTCTATACATATCTTTTTCCATATTTGGTCTTGGACGTATAGTTTCTCTCTGCTTTTTAATAGTGGGAAATATTTGAGATATTCATTTAGCCCTAATATTTGAAAAAACTTATACAAAACATAACTATATGACAAGAAATTCTTCCTATCCTTCGGACAATGTTTTAAAAACGGTGCTTGGATGTTTCGAAACATATTACACAACTTATCTTCGAGTTCTTGGCTAAACTGCGGAGTAGGTATTCCATTAATTCGATTGATGATATAGTTGATATGTTCGTAATATTTGTTAATCCGCAGACGTTTGAGAATATCCCGCATCTTATTATAGGTTATCGTTTTCGTATCCACAATCTTCTCTTTTTTTATTTCTGTTAATATCTTTTCAAATATTTCGTCAGGAATATCTGTGCTTTCTTTCCCCTGAACCTGATTACACCACTCTCGAAAATGATTGATACGCTTATAACTAAAATGAGACGTATCCTTTGTATTCTGCTTTAAGATAGGACGATTTTGCTCCACAAGAAGCAACTCTTGGTATCCGCAAAGATTACAGATGATGATTGCGTCGTGCTGTAAGCAGGTCATCTGGTTCTTACAATTCTTACAAATCTCAATGTCCTCCTCTTCGACATTGCGAACATACTTTTTATTTATAATAGACATATATTTATCTACGAGCGAACTTTTATCGATTACATTATCATTCGTGTTCGTAATCCCACAGCCGTTCCCGTTCCCACTGCCATTGTTTGCGTTCCCGCATCCGTCCTTCATATCCGAGGGTTTGCTTATATCGCTCGTTAAATTATTTTCTGTGTTTAGATTATTAAGAGCATCTAAAACATTTATTGTTGTCGCTGAAACAGACGAACGCTTCTTTTTCGAATCATTCTTGTAAATCTTCGGTTGTCTGCTTAGCAATTCACTCGAAGAAATACAGACGCCGTTTGAAATAGACGTATGCGGATTACTTATATTCGACTGCTTCTCCACGGTATCGTAGTATTGAAATAATATATAACTCGTATTTTTATAATACTCAACTTCGTTATACGTATCCAACTCTTTAATATTGTTTCTCAGTTCAATAATTTTCTCTCTTATAATAATATTGCTCGTCCATAAAGCATTTACGTATTCCTTGTCGTTAATGTGAATGCTCTTGTGGGTTTCTATATTTTCCATAATGAGGTTCGACTGGGCTTCTAAATCGTGTAGTAGTATCTTGTAGCCCTCTTTGTCTTTGTTAGTCAGTTCAAACTTCTTTATAATGTTGTTATGCATCGCATCTAACGTAAAAACCTCATTATTGTCGGAAATATATTTTTTTTTTGATGATTTTTCTTTGAACATCGTTATAATAGAATAATTAATATTAATTTTTATATAATAAAATGACACATACATTTAATTCATATTTTTTTCTCCTCTAATAGTATAAAGAATATAGCGTAAATGGGTGGTGGTCTTCTTCAATTAGTAGCATACGGAGCACAGGATGTTTATTTAACTGGTAATCCTCAAATTACCTTCTTCAAGGTTGTATATCGTCGCCACACGAACTTTGCGATTGAGGCTATCGAGCAAACTCCTACTGGCAGTAATTCTCTCGGTTCTCGCGTGAGTTTCCAAATCACCCGCAACGGTGATTTAATCCATCGTGTATATTTCTACGGTGTAATTACTGCTCCTTCAAGCACTACATCCACCGATGCGGTTGCTCTTGTTCCTAACTTCGGACATAAACTGTTAAAGACGATTGAACTCGAAATTGGCGGACAACGCATCGATAAGCATTACTCCGAATGGCTATACATATGGAACGAACTTTCGCTCCCTATCGGAAAACGCAATGGCTACAACGTGATGGTCGGTGCGAACGGACGCAATATCGCAACCAAACTCGTCCAAGGCGAGAGTTATGAACTCTATGTTCCTCTCGAGTTCTGGTTCTGTCGCAACGTTGGTCTCGCTCTTCCTTTAATCGCTCTCCAATACCACGAAGTTAAAATCAACATCGAGTATGAGAATGAGTCATTAATGAAGGACACTGGCGCGACTAACTTCACTCTCGAAGAAGAATTAAAAACTGTTCCCACCGCTAACGGCTCTCTTTCTAACAATTTAACTCTTAGATTAGAAAAGGCTACGCTGTGGGTTGATTATATATTCCTTGATACTGATGAGCGCCGTCGTTTCGCCCAACTGTCGCACGAGTATTTAATCGAGCAACTTCAATTTACCGGTGCTGACTCAATCACGTCTTCTGGTGAATCAATGAAGAGCATCCGTATGAACTTCAATCACCCTTGTAAGGAACTTGTCTGGACTGTCAAGGATACCACTGCGGGTGTGTATTGGAACAACTACTCATCTGCTGGAAACGGGCTACACAACAACGACCATCTTGACTCAACGAACCCTGTCACGAGTGCCAAGATAATGCTTAACGGCAATGACCGCTTCGCTACTCGCAAGGGCGATTATTTCTCGCTCGTCCAACCCTATCAGCACCACGAGAATACCCCCGACAAGTTCCATCAAGGTATCAACGTGTATTCTTTCGCCCTCAAACCCGAGGAGCATCAACCCAGTGGAACTCTCAATATGTCCCGTATCGATACTGCGGTTCTTTCGCTGTCATCGAGCATCACTGGTGTCATCAGTATATACGCTGTCAATTACAACGTCCTCCGCATCCTCTCAGGTATGGGCGGTCTTGCCTATTCCAATTAAATGTTTGCGACTGCTTCGTCCGTTGCGACTGCTTTCGTCTTTTCTTTTTTTTACTATGTATTATAAGGTATTTATTAGACTACGATGTAATACAGTGTAATCTAATAAAATGAATTATAAATTATAAAAATAATGGTATCAGAGATATCGAGAGATATCGAGAGGATATTAGGTATTCAAGATGTGTTCGTAAAAATAATTATTCTTAGTCGTCGTTATGATGTCATCAGGGTTATTGATGCCGTATAAATCAAACAACCTTTCTAATGCGTTTGTCAAAGCCCTCTCTAATTTCGTCTGGTCTTTGCTTTCCAAGTTCTTTTTTAATGTTTCTAATTTATTCAAAAATGTAGCATAGGATTTAATCATAAAGGCATCATCTATATTACTGATGTCATTCTTATTAAATAGTTCTTCGTATTTGCCAATATTCCTCTTACATATTTTGATATAATTATTAAATAACGCCATAATGGCACTTTGACTATCCTCGTATAATAAAACAACCTTTAATGCCTTTAAGAACATTACAAGATGCTCTTTTGTTCCCTGTGTCTCTGTCAAAACTATATTAATATACTCTATTATCTTATCTCTTAATCCAACTGTATCATTATATTCATAACCAACAAGAAATGTTGCGAACTTTTTGATTTCTTCGTTATACCCATTTTCGTCTTTCATCTCACCATCTCTGGCTATTTCACCCCATTCTGTAAGAGACAACCCATAATTATCAGCAGACTTTACAAAGGTATTATATATTTGTATTACGTTAGTTTTTTTATAATTCTTAACAAACGCCCTTGTTTTATTATATGCTTCCTCAGCAACCTTTCTAAAACGCCCTTCTGATGTTGTGTCAATTGCTTCAACAGGTTTCGTTTTATTTATCCCATCGCCAATATTCTTTTCGCCGAGTTTTCCAACGGCGTTTATTAGTTCATCTAAGTTCTTTAATAGTATCTTTCTTTTTACTCCATCCTTGCTATCATACCCATCATATTCGATGCGTTTTTTGACATCTTCGATGTTTTCTTTAATATCTTTGAAATTGTAATAATTTACCAAGTCATTTAAAAAACTTTCTCCAACAAGGCACTTGTCTTCTTCCATAACGCCTTCTAATTTATCAAGCGTAGGTCTCGAATAATTGGCATTCTCTTTAATCTCTTTCAATAATTCTAACGTCTCTTCATACTTGAAGCATTGTATTTTTTCATAATTATCACCCTTGATATATTGTAAAGATATGTAGCGTAAGTTATCCATTCATCTATCTAAAATAATTAGAGATATATATATTCTAAAACTTTGTTGCGATTATACTTGTGAATAGCCAGATAAACATTGTGAATAGCGTTAGCGTCTTTGAAAGTTGCTTTCGCTCGTCATAGGTTAATATCTTCACGTTTGCGACAGGCTCGTCGTTTGCCTCGTCCCTGAACTCGGGCTTCTTCTTGATATTTAATATGATAGGTATGACGATTAACAAGATGATAAGTGATGTATGGATTAGTAGCCGTGAAATCCCATTCGTCCCCATATAAAAGTAGTAAAACAACGAACGGATGCTATTTATAATCCCGTTGAAGTTCATATATTTCACATCATAACTATTATCGATATTAATGAATAACACAACGAACCAAAATAAGATGATGTATATGATAGCATAGTATATGAACCCTTCGTAGAAGGATGTTATAATATTGATGTCTATACACCACTGCACCATAAGCAAAGTGATATATCGGATAAAAAATGTGGCAATGATGAATACTATTCGGTCGTCTAATGTTATCTCCAACTCATCCAAGGGATTTTGTGGGTCATTCTCGAAATCCTTTATTTTCTTAATGATACTCGCTGTATTGTCCTCACGGTCTTCGACGGATAACGCATTGTATATATCGATATCGTTAGACAATTGGTCTATCTTGTTATCGGTCTTGATGCGAACTACTTTGCCTTTATTTGCGTCCAACACATCCCTGAACTCTCCCTGTATTCGAGGGGATATAGAACGATATCGCTGTTTTTCTAAATACTGAGCCTTCAATGTATCGTCGTTATATTTATCCTCTGGACTTGCGCCGCCGCCATATAAACCCAAATGAGAACCATCGTCAGAACCAAATTGACCGAACTTATTTCCACGAGATATTAAAGGCTTCATCATAGGAGAACCTAACTGTCCTTTGCTAAATTGTGCTAAACGATTAAAACTATCTTGGTCGTCTTTGTGTTCGTGTATGTATTCTACTTCTAATTTTGCATTTTCTATTACCTCTTTTGTTATAGTGGCTTCTTCTTCTTTTGCCAAAATATATACGTCATTTATATCATTAGCATATTCATAAACAATGTTTTTTTCTTTTTCTATTTGTGATATTAATAAATCTGCTTTTGCTAAATTTTTTTTATTTATAGCATCTGTAATATTGTTCTTTGCATCGGACACTCTTTTAATTGCTTCTTCTGCGTTCGTCGCATTTTCCATTGCTTTTTCGGCGAATATCTTTGCTTTTTTTGCGTATTGTTGTATTAATATAATATGCTTAATTTCCCTCTTATCATCGTCATCATCATCAATAATATCTGAGGGTTCATATTCTCCGGCTTTTCTTGCTTGTTTGGTAATAATCTCCTCTTCTTTTTGAATGTCTTTTTCGAGTTCTCCATCAAGTTCTTTAATTTCTTTTACTAAAATTAATCTTAGTTGCATTCCGACTTCACTACTATCGTCCTTTTCCATCCTTTTTGATATTGATGTTTGTAAATCGTTGTACGCTTCTACAAATTGCTTTCTATTTTCGTTCGCAGAAGATAAGGATTTAATACACGCATTTATTTTTGCCATTTGCCTCTTCTTCATTTTTTCACCAGACAGATGAACTTCCGTTTGTGTATCTGGTGGTAATAATGCGAGTTTTATTTGTGCTTTATCAGATATTGCTTTCACTTCTTCCGCACGTAATTTGGCAAAATATGCGTATGTAATAGATTGTGCTTCTAATACCTTTGCTTTTGCGGGTAATATACTAATTTTTTCGTCTGATATCTTTTTTTTTTCTTCTTTCAACATACTATCTATCCCTTTGATATTGCCTATTAGTGTTTCCAAACTACCATTTGCGTTATTGTCTTCTTTGTCGTCTAAATCTTTTTTCGATTTCAACAATGTCTTTCTTGCCAATTTAACTTCTATCCTCGCATCTGTTATAATCTCTTTTGCTAAACTCAATATATCCTTTGGTATAGGTTCTGTGTTTTTACCCTTGTTCTTATTTTCAAGATTTGTCTTTAAAAAGGTTAGTAAAAGTTCGTTCGTAATTACTCCTCCCGTCTGAAAGTTAATTATCTTTTCAAAAGTATTGATTCTTTCTTCAAAATTGTCTATATCTTTTGTCGTTTTTGTTTCTTGTTTTTCTTCAAAAACTATTATCGCATTCTTTAAATCGTTAATAGCGTTGGCAAATTGGTCTTTTGTTGCTTTTTCTTTTTTGACGTTCTTCCCTATTTGTGATATAGATTTTACTTTGTCTCTCGTCATATTCAATAGTTTTAATGAAAAATCTTCAAGTTTGGGCGGCTTTATAAATATATCATATTCCCTTTTTAATTCATCTATCTTTTTAATCAGACTACTATCATCGCCATCACCTCCTATGTAGCCATTCTCGCTGCTACCACCTACGCTGATGCCGTCACTGCTTCCGCTGATGCCGTTGCTTCGTGTCTTGTTGATTTTATTTACATAGTCGTTGATTATTCGTATCAGTTTTCGTTCCTTCAATTTGAGGCTCTTCACGCTGTAATATTTATTTAGCACATTTGTCAAGGTATCAGGGTCATTATCAAACATTTTTAATAACGTCGTATAATACTCGAAGCGTTTCGGGTTGAAGTTCTGTAAATCAAAATCGCTTATCAAATGTGTATTCATTTTAACATCACTATCCGCACTAATATTACCGCTCGAATTGTTAAAAAGCATATTATATGCGTAAATGGATTTTAATGCTTCCTTATTCATTATATGTAGGCTTCCTTAATCGTAATATAGATAATAAAATTGTCTAAGCCATTCGCCCCCATCCCTCCCTTAGTCTCCCTTAGTCTATATTAAGTATATATATCATCTTCCAAACAATCGCTATAAACACGAGGAGTATCGTGATACCCAGTAGTATATAAGAGTAAATATCTCGGTAATAGTAATACATTACCGATAGCATCATTATTATAATAAAAAACCACAATACCATCACGTGTCCCGTCATCCGCTGTATATTATAAGCATTGAAAGTCGCTTTCGGGTCGCTCAATTTGTCTTTCAGGCAATAGGTTAAGTATTCCTTTAAATCGATTTCGTTTATATAGTGGTTGGGTATCGTGTCCTTCGTAGTCTCTTTCTTGACACTGTCGTAATCTACAAATATTTTCTTATAGTCTTCTTCGTAGAAGGTGTCGCCTTTCGACAATCTATCCAAGTTCATTTCAAAGTTTTTGTAGTTAAATGGTATATAAGAGGCGGGTATCAATTCCAATGGTATTATTCCAAACGTATTAAAATAATATTGGTTATTCGTCCTGTCTATCTTGTGGTCTTTATTCACGTTATATGGCTGAAAGAACTTGCTATAAAACACCTTCATTCTATCGTCATTCTCCTTCTTCTTAATGTTGTTCGTGTATTCGAGAATATACGTGTCTTTGTGTAAGAACTCTCGCATCTTGTTTGCGAGGTCATAATTACACTTTTCGGGATTGCCATTCGCTACACAACCCTTTATTCTTGCTGTTTCTGCGTCTTCTTTCTTGTCCTTTGCTGATTTTATTATTTGTTCTGGCGTCTGTTGCGTCATTTTATGTGTCTATTTAATCTTTAAACAGATTTTATTGTCGTGAAGAATATATAGCATCCCAGAATGAGTATATTCATATAATACGTGGTTTCGAAGGATGTCGTCGATATATGAATAGCCTTATTTAAGATTTCGTCTTCATCCTCGTATTTAAGCGTTTTCAATTCCTTTATATAGTCGGCAAATATATATTTAGACGTCTTGTTCTCCGCTGCGGGTATTATGGTTTTGTCATCGTTGTTAAGTGTGTTATTCACACTTTGTATGACATTTAACAAGTAATTTTTATTATTATTCGATGACAACGAGACATATTTTGTTTCCAAGTAGTTATATATATAGGTGAGCGTTTTGTATTTTGGGTCAGTAATCTTCCCTGTTACGATACCTGCTGCGATGTCGGTGATTGTAATAAACGTATCATCTAACCCGTCATAGGTATCGTTATAAGACACGTTCGAAATTAATTTATATAGGTTGAGTGTTTTTAGTTCAAATATTTTTTTTTTATTAGCATCTACGGTTTCCTGAGTTTTTATAGGTGCTGTTGTTGATACTACTTCTCTATTATATTCAACCCTATTATAATTCAAATGTCCGAGAATTAATAAATACTTGGCGATTATTTTGATTACATTTTTATCTCGTATGTCCTCTTTCGGATTTATTGAATCTTCATCGGTTATATCATTCTTTAATATAGGTGTCATATCAGTTGCATCAGTGGCTGCGGTTGTAGCAGTTGCTGCGGTTGATGTTAGTGTGATACCTAAATTACTTGTTAGAACGGTTTCAAACTTCGTCTTAGTAGCAGTTATATCTCCTACAAAAGCGTCATAATCCGCCTTCTTCGTTAATACTAAGATAAACTTATGAGGTATAAGTTTGTCGCCGTCTTTGTAGAACTTGAAGTTTTTAAAACTATCGATTGTTATCTTCTTTGCGACGTCGCCCCGACCCTTATCACGATTATTATAATATACTAAATTGTTATTGAAACGCTCTACATTAAACAACTCAAAGCATCTTTTAATAATACTAAAAATCTTAAAAATAGTTTCCTTTTTAAGAACGGTTGTCTTAAAGTAATCATTAATATCTGTGTCTAACACGGGCGTTCCTGAATATGCCCCGAATATATTCAAAAATACATTGTATAGTTTATCGATTTCGGCGGTAGTCGAGGTATTATAGAGGTCGCCATATCTCGACTTGTAATATTCTCTAAACTGATTGTCATTATTGAGAAGACTATCGTTCATCTCAGTTAATTTTAATCGGTTCGTTTTGATTTCATCGATACCTTTATAATTTTTGCCATCAAAAGCCGTATTGATAGCCCTCGTTTCCGTTGTATCAACTAAGTTTATATTACCGCTCAATAGCGAGTAAAATACGTTGCTGATAATATAGTGATGTAGGTAATTTTTATTACCCGTCGTTATCTTGGTATCATACATTCGTATATAAGGATTGACGATATTATTCAATTTATTCAAAGCCCTTTTATAACTACAATCGAGGCATTTATAAACTACATCCTTGTTAAAGTTCGTGTTGAAGCGAATAAATACGATTATAAATGTTAGGAATACAACGAGGGCGAATAAAGGAAACAGGATGTCCCATATTCTTTTGAAGACGTTATCGTTATCATCGTCTCTATCGTTAAATAGGCTATACGTTCCATAGATACCAGTTAATACTACCGAAATAATTATTATGAAATATGCTATGTCCGTCATCATCCGATATAGATTTGCTCCTTTATATAGGTTTAGGTTCGTCGGCACGAAGTAATGATAGGTGTATAAGAACTCCCCGTCGGTATCATTCATATGCCAATATTTCTCATAAAATACATTCGGATTGCCATAGGATATGTCGGCAGTATATTCGTAGTCTTCATTGCGGTCGTTCTTGTTGATGTAATGGTCGTATTGAACTCCTCTTTCATCTGTTCCGTAATCATTTGGTATGCTAACCTTTTTGTCGAATATCAAGGACAACTCCGATGTATTCTTTTTATTCGCTTCATTATTGGGTTTTTCTGTTTCTAATTTTGTAAAATTATCAGTAATTATTTTTTTGAGGGTTGCAACATACCCCGTATTTGCTTCTGTGTGTCCGTATAGCACTACGTTTGTCAATTCTTCGAATGCGATTAGAATGTCGAGAGCCGACGATATGTTTGCTCCGCTATTTAAAATATTCTTTTCCTTTTCAGTTTCTGTCAAACTCTTAATTTTATCGTATTCTGTGGCTATATCGTATGTTTTTTTATTAGTCTCGGTAATTTTATAACCTTCGTGTGTCTTCAAGGAGTTTTGAAGAGACCACGTCAAAGTCGCTGTTTTCAACATAGGTGTCGTGTTATTACGAAAACTCATCACGATATTCATTAGATTAAATACGAGCGTGATGGATATAAAGAAACACGTCAGTTTAAGTATTTCGATTATCGTATCTTTGTCTTTATATAGATTGCCGAAAGCATCTGTAAAATTCATGGAGTTTCCAGTATTCCAGTATTCTGTAAAGGTCGTTAGGTTGCCCTTTGTAATCAACAACTGATATACTAATATCAAAAGGACGCAAACGATAAAGAAAACCACGAACCCGATAGAAATGGTATGTGAATTTGGATTACCGTCGTTATATAGATTTTTATAATAATTCAAGTATCCTTGTTCGTCGTAAGGGCTATATCTTGCGATGATTATGGTTACTAAGATACAGATGAATAGGAAGGTGATTGCTTTACTATTGAAGGGGTGTTTTTCGAAATCGACGAGCATCGAATAATAATATATAAATATCATTATAGAAATTATGAAGGTAAAGATGATATACGTCTTCGCATTGAAGACGTCGTTTGGCATCAGCAGGTTATAACTGTTCTTGGCGATTTGGTATCTGTCTGTCTCCGCCTCGCAATAGATGCTATTACATTTCTCGTTCATAATGATTTTCGCCAAATCCTTTATATAGTTGAAATTGAAGATAAACATACTGATATTTCGCATCTCGTTTAGATAGATGATAATCATCATAACAATGATTGTAAGGTTTATCGTCGAAGCAAATCTCATTTTTTACTTTTAACTTTAACTTTCACTTTAAACCTTAGAAAGAAAAAAAGATATATCCAGAGACACGTGTCTCTCATTTACATTCATTCACATTTTCATTTTCATTATTGCAAAGTATTGTAAATGTTATACACAGAGATACTAAATACAATCATAATGATTAATGTGAATAATAAATATATATAGTTCCCTTTTAGCGATACGGATAGCAAATATATCGGGACGATTAAGAAGAAAATATAAGCATAAATAAATCGAAAGATGTCGGCTACCTTGCCCTTCACCTTGTTCTTCGCCTCGTCGCTATTATAATATTCGAGCCTGTCGATATTATTAAGGCGTATCAATTTGCCTTCGGCGTTTTCATAATTATTCTTTATATCGCTTTCGGTAGTCGTAGTCGTCGTCGCATTGTCTCTCGGTTTGCTCTTCTTTTTCACAGCAAGAGCGAGGTCATACATTGCGTCCTTATTGTGTATCGCAACATACCGTATGTCGTTTATTTTGTTTTTAGAATGTCTTTTCAAAATGTCTATAATTTCCTTATTATCCTCATTTGTTATCTTGTTTTCCTTTAAAATCGTGTCAAGCCCTTTCATCAATATTATATACTCATAGGTTTCTGTATCGTTCGTCTTGTATATCTCGGTGATTTTCTTTAATATGATAGAGAAAAAGGTTATGAATAATAGAATATAGATAGCCAAGGCATATAGATAATATCGAAATAAGTCATTGACATCGGCGTCAGTGTCGCCATACATACAGATTTTGTCTTCTTCAAGATGATACTTAAAGATATAGAAGAACGAATAACAAAAGAACGCAATAATAGTTAAAAAAAATGCCATTGACATATTTTGATAATACAAGTATATTTTAGAGTTCATCTCAGGCAACCACTTATAATCTGAGACATTTGTATCAATATCAAGAAACGCTTTTGCGGTCGCACTTTTTCCAACATCGCCACGACCACCACCTTCGATTTTTACAGTCGTTCCGTTTTTATAACCTGAGCCACCATTCTCAACTTTTATTTCATTCACACTTTTTGTAATAACTGCTGTCGCTTTTGCTCCGCTTCCACCTCCGCTACCGCTTTCGATTTTTACAGTAGGTACACTTGTATAACCCGAACCACCATTTTCAACTTTGATTTCCTTCACAGAACTTGTTGTAAGTTCAGCAATCGCTAACGCACCATTCCCACCTCCATCACTGTCTTCTATTTTAACTGATGGCGGGTCTGTGTATCCACTGCCCTTATTTTTAACTTCAACACTTTTGATACTATATGTAACGACTGCTGTCGCTCTTGCTCCACTTCCGCCACCACCATATATACTCACCGTAGGGGTGCTTGAATATGAACCGCCATTCTCAACTTTGATTTCTATAACTTTACCATCTTTAATAATTGCGGTTGCTTTTGCGTTTCCTTCTCTACCTCCACTTATAGAAACTGTCGGCGCAGACGTGTATCTTGAACCGCCATAATCAACTTTAATACTTGACACTACACCATTATGAAACACGGGAATAGTTCTTCCACCTTCAAAAGAAACAGTCGTTTCTTTTGAATATCCAGAACCGCCATTTACAACTTTAATTGTATCCACATATTTTGTTGAAAGAACCGCCTTTGCGGTAGCACCGCCTCCACCTCCGTCTTCGATTTTTACAGTAGGCACACTATTATATCCTGAGCCACCATTATCTACCGTAATACTCGATACAGCACCAGTCGTTGTAAGAACAGCCTTTGCGGATGCACCACTGCCGTTGCCGTCATTGCTTACAATTGAAACAGTAGGCTCACTCTTATATCCTGAACCACCATTATCTACCGTAATACTTTGTATTTTATAGGTATTCTGACTTTCATCATTTAAATACGTATCCACCGTATCAAAATCATATAGATAGTTTGTCATATTCCACATATACGTGTCTTTCACATCCAATTCATTTAATAATTCGATATCGTTATTTAAACAATACTTATTGAAGGTTTCTGTCGTCTCGAATAAATCGTTATGATATTTCAATTCGATTACTGGCATCATCGAGAGAACAAGGAATAATATTAAAAGTATCAATAAGACTTCGAATTCTGTATTTCGAAACATTTAAATCTAATTATACGAAGGATATTTAATATCAAGGATATCCGATATCAAGGATATCTGATATCCGTATTATAATACAAGTATTTCGAGGGAGATGAAAAATCATCTTCGTCTTCAATGCTACTACCAGAACCCCCAGCATCTCTACCCATACCAAGCGTCTTAGCCTGTTTTACAGCATAGTCATTACCCATTAAGAAACCCGTCGATAGGTTAGCGACTTTGCTAAGCATACTAAAATCGAACTTATTCGCACAAAATAGTCCATTACACAACTTCACAGGGAACACATCCTTAGACACTTGCGTTAATTGAGGGAAATCATAGGTTTCAATCGTCATCCTTTCCTTAATAATATGCGATATTATATATAAGGCTACGCTTACGCTGCTAACGCCGCTTACGGCTATTGCTTCATCCGTTTTAGATGCGACTGCATTTCTAAATCATAAGAATCACAAACATCTCTTATGTTCGCCCATTTGTCAGTCGCCGTCTTCGGTTCGGTCGTCGATTTCGGCACATCCAACTTCCATAAATCGATTAAGGTATCCGTTATGTTCTCATCATTCTTTTTAAAGATGATTTCAATCTCCTCTCTCGAAATATTATCAGGTGCTTGTTTCATAACCTCGTCCATTTTCTGTTTCCTTCTTTGTAAAGATACTATATATTTATATATCTATATATTTATATATTTATTTTTGTTATTCTTATAAAAGTTTTCGGCAATCTCATAGGCTATCTTTTCATATGGGTGTTCCGCCGTATAGTTCTTTTGTATCACATCGTTGATACTATTCGGCTTATCATTGCGATACAGGCAAACCATCACATTGTCAATGTCATACTTGGGAATAGCAGTGGCGACAGCGGCATCTGCGATAGCGTCGTCATCGTCATAGCCAGTTATGATATCGAGAATGCTGCTACCGCTACCACTGTTGCCATTGCCGTTCTTAACTGTCGGGTAGTAATAGAGTTTGTTATTTGTGTCGGGGTTCGAGCGGATATACTTCGCTTGTTTAAAGTGTTTTCTATCCAACTCTTTTAATCCCATTTCTTTTATGATAGTGTCAAATATTTTTGGGTTATATCGTTGATAGATGTGGATTTTCTCGTGTAGCAAAGTGTTCGTCAAGTTTAACACATCGTTCTTTAAAACATTTTTAGATAATAAGATGACGTTTTCTCGTGTATGCGGTAATCCCTGTTCGTATTCTTTAATCGTATCAAGATGATAGTTTGTATAGGTGTTTGCAAATATCCACTTAATATCCGCTATGTCATTACCGTTCAAATGCTTCCCGTAATCCACGTCCTTAAATCGCTCATTCCTTAAATACTTGTCAGCATCCTTCGCACACCTTTCCAAGAGTTCCTTTTCATCGTCAGTAAAAGATATAGCGGTATCCTCGATATTATTCATATATTCGACGTGCGTCTTGACGCCCCGTGCGTGTAAATCTAAGTCGGACAAATTGCGAACATATCTATCCCTATCCTTCGCAAAAAAATTAGCAGTTTCCTTATATGTCATAAAATATATATGAGCCGCTTCGGCTGCTTCGGACGCCGTAGCGACATCTTCGTATTTCTCGACGACGGTAGCCACGGTAGCAGCGGTAGCGCCCGTAGCATCCGCAGTTGCTGCTGTTGCGGCATTTGCGAAATATATGAAATAAAACGCAAGAATTGATACGAATATGCCGACGACTGCGAGGAATATCGCAAGAACCGTATATGTATTATACATCGTCATCTATATTACTTTAACTTTACTTTTATTAGTTGTTAATGTTTTATTTTTCTCTTTCTTTTCTTTTTTATAACACATAATCGTAGGTTTTAGAGTTGTTATATATTTGGGAGGTCTTTGGCATATCGCCGCTTTCGAATAGGTGTCTATTTTCAAATTATAGAAATGCTGAGTTTCACTTTCAAACGCACAATCGCCGCTTACGCCGCTTGAAATCTTATACGTATATTCCTTGACGCTTTGCTTACTCTGCTTACTCTGCTTACTCGACATACCCACAACGTCTTCCTTTATAATCTGCTTATAACATACCATATAATTATAGCCAGTTGCCTTGCGTATCGATACATATCCATAGGGGTTTAAAGCGAATGCTCGTATATGAAACTTATGCTTCACTGGCTTCGCTGTATTAACCTCGCATTCTTTTGCGACATTTGTGTATTCGCTATTTAATACATCTGGGTCTGCTCCGCCAGTTCCTGCGGTTATCTGTATGACTACTTTGTTCCCCAATTGTATTTTCATAATACTAAAATTATGCGTATCCGCACATATATATATGATTTTATTCTTCGCAAATAGATTAAACAAACCCAGTATTATTTCATCGTCGATTTTCTCTGGTTTAATAACGTCCTTCTTAAAACTAAATAGCGGAATGTGTCCCATTACGAATATTTGCTCGTTGCCTCGATATGACTCGACGTTTAGTAGGACACGCCTGATAACCGCTTGTATGCTTCGAATATATTTAAGCCCCTCTGTGTATAACCGATTGGTATTGATTATGATAACGATATTACCTTCGTTATAGCGAACGCCTATATTATCGGTATATATATAGACGCCGTTCTCGCACATATAATTATCGGTCAATTCGTTCTTCATCGCAAGTAAATATAACAACTCTAATGTTGGAGGCTCTGTGTTTTCTCGCAACGCTCTGTCTTTAATGAGTTTCAAATAATACTTTTGTGTATTCAAATTACAATCCTTCTTTAATAGACGGGCAATAAGGGTATTCTTTGTGTCGCCGCTCTTTACATCGCCGCTCTTGACATCGTTCTTGGCATCGCCGCTCTTGTCTTCGTCTTCGTCGTGATTACCAACCGCAATATACACTTCTTTATTCATCGCATATATTTTGTCATATCCAGTAGTCAATATATCCGTCAAATAAACTTTGAAGTCCCTGTCTTTAATTTTCACCACATTTTGATACCAGTTATCACCCGCAATATACAATTGCTGGATGTCTTCCTCGTTATCCCGAATGTAATCCAATACGATATCACGATAGATATACTCCTTATCATTTTCACAATTTATATTATTCCAACAACCGAAAAATATGAAATCAGAATGCACATTACCTATACCGATGCGATTACTACACGCATCCTTTGCGACTTTGAACCCCTCGCTTTTCGCTTTTGCGGACATTGTAGGCATCCTCGGCATCCTCTCCTTTATTAACATAAAAAGAAAATTAATTATATAAGGAATGTAAGACGTCTTTTCGCATATTATGAGAACCGCAATTTGTAGCACAGTATTTATCATAAAACTTGATGTCAATATCGTAGGGTAGCGAGATGGTTAGGTCGTCGATGCTAACATAACGCATCATATTAATCCACGAGATAGTATTGTTAATCGCCCGTTTTAGATTACGGACGCCTTCCTCCGCCTCAATCGTCTCGATGATATGCGTTAAGACTTCGTCGCTAAACCTGATATCGCCTTTTGTTAGATTGTATTGTAGCAGTATCTCGGGTATGATGTAGTCTTTCGCCAATACGAGTTTTTCCTGATTGTTGTATCCTTTCACGTTGATAACAATCATCCTATCTTTTAAAATCGGGTTGATTAAACTCTCGTCGTTGAACGTGAATACAATCATCGAACGTGATATATCCAAGTCGATTTCTTCAAAGTATCTATCGTTAAAACGGTCGTTCTGAACGGGGTCTGTGATGTGGATTAAAGTATTGATAATTTCCTGCCCCTTGTATGTATTCGATACCTTGTCTAACTCGTCGAATAATAAAAGCGGGTTCATAATGCCCGTCTTGATGAGTGACTCACATATCTTCCCGTAGGTCGCACCTTCGTAGGTATAAGAATGCCCTCTTAGAAAGGACGCATCGTCCGTCCCGCTCAATGATATAAACGCATTCGGATAATTGAGAGCATTACATATACCCTCCTTAATCAACTTCGTCTTGCCTATTCCCGCAGCCCCTTGTATCCCGATGATGTATCCATTTGCCTTTGGGAATGATATCAACTGCGCCAAGACACGGACGATTTGCTCCTTTGCGTCCTTGTGTCCGTATATCTCCTTATTCATTCGCTCTCGAATATTACTTAGAAATACGCATATCTTGTCGTTCCCGTCAGTGTTTTTTACAGGTATGTTATAGTATCGATTAAACGGTATCTCGTTCAATATACAGAGCCAGTTATTTATTTTGTGATACTCGCCAGACGTCGAAGACATTCGGTTTATGCTTTCCAGTTTGAAAATGATGCTTCGCTTGGTTCGTTCATTCATCTCCAAGTCTAATACTTTGAACCGCATAGGAACAGTAAGTGTAGTGCGACTTGTCTCTAATTTATCCTCCAACATACTGATAGCATCCTTCTCGTCGGTTGTTAATGAGTCAAAATATCCCTTTTCATCGTCATTATATTTCTTATAAAAGTTGTATTTTGTCTTCTTAATCAACCTCTTCTCAGGTATCCGTTTTAATATTAAAAAGACGCCTTGCTTTTGCTGCTTTTGCTGCTGCGAATGCTGCTTCTTATCTTTTTTATCTTTTCTTTGCTTTTGTGATTGCTTTTGTTTATTATCTTTATGCTCTCTATGTTTTTTATCGCTGCTACCGCTGCTATTTCGGCTATTCTCTTCATCGTGTTTATTAAAAAATCCTCCTGATGGCTCACCACAGTCATCTTCGCAGTCTTCGCAGTCTTCGCAGTCTTCGCAGTCTTCGCAGTCTTCGCAGTCTTCGTCGTCCTCATCACAATCATTCGTATAGACTTCGCCGCTACTCGTATCGCTGTATTCTTCGTTATCGCTTTCGCCATCGCCTTTTTTTGAAGCCATTTAAGATATATAAGTTATAACTTTTTATATAATTTATGAAAAAATAAAACAAAAAAATATAAAACAAAATCAACATTTAGAAACGCTTCGAAAACTCGGGTCCCCAATATATATTTTTGAATACCGTCTTAACACGTCGGTTCGCCGTGATGTAGTAATACGATAGGATGATGACGAATATGATGAAACTAATGAATATCAACAAATACAGATACTTTTCACTCATATAGTTAATATACAGATTATACAACCCGACGAATATGACAGCAGATATCAATAGGGTATTGATATAGAGTTTGTTATTCTCCAACTCGTATTTAATCGAGTTGATGTTGTTATCATTCTGGTTTTTACTGTAATCCAAGTTATCCCTGATAAACTCTTTGTTTTCCTTGTCATTTGTAATAATCTCGCTAATTTCCTTATAGAAATCGTAATTATCCGAGGCAGGAAGCGTAATAATTAATTTTTCGAAATAACCGAGAAACCGAGTATTTAACTTCGTAATCTCTCCGTTTAATGCCCTTATTTTCTTTGGAGTATAAAGGCTTTCAGTACTACTACTATTCGTAGTAAATGATGTTATTGATAAATCATATAATACGTCGGTATTAGCCATTGCGAAAGTTTCTATGTATGTCATATTCGATATGAAGTATATCACGAATAATAATATTATAGCACCAAAGCAAGACAGAGATACCGTTTTGACAACCCCCTTATCGACTTTGCCGACATTAACGGCTACAAGTATTATTAGGATAATCGCAAGTATGATATTGTATGCCAACACCTGACGTTCTAAAAATATCTTTTTATTATTCTGGCTTTCATATAGGTTGTTTTGATGCGTTACCTTGCTCGACTTATACCCTATGTCAGACTCTAATTTACTCACGGCATCCCTTGTGTTAATATATTTCGTCTTGTAAGAGTTTGTATCTTTCATTCGAAGTTCGAGAAACTCACCTGTGTATGATATATCCGAAGCGGAAGCCTTCGCATATACTCCTGTAATTATTGCGTCTGTCGCACTTTTAAATATAGGGACGCCTGTATTACCTGCTCTATCGGTTTCGTTAAAAAAGGCACGGATTTTTATTTCGAAATCATTCGCGTTATCAGTTGCGTCTAATATATCATATGAATATTTATTTTTCTTGTCATATATAATATAATCCTTTACTAAATCGTATTTATCTTTGTAGATAATTAAAGATTTATAGATAGATGCTTTGGCTACTTTAATAACAACGTATTTATCTGGGGACAAAGCATAAACCTTCGTTAAATCTGCCGAAGCATCAGAAGGGGTTGTTGAAATCGCTACGGTAGATGTTTCGCTATATGTCGATAATTCGTCCAGTAATACAGTAATCGTTTCATTAATCTCAACAATAACATCCTGTAATCTTTTTATATTATTTTCATTGGTTGTTGAAGTCTCCGCATAAACTACTGGAACAATTGTAGCACGACCTTTTTCTATTGCCGAAATAGCGGATGTTGATACTACTTTTAATACAACATCCGGGTTTGATGTATAACCTTTTCCACGAACAATAGTTCCCATAGTAGTATTTGCTCCACTTCCAGTATCGTCGGCGATGGTTGCTGGTGGTGTTGGTGACCCTCCTCCACTAATCTCGTATTTGAGAGCAACTTTTGTATTACCAGAAGTCGTCGCATCACCAGTTATATATTGTTTCTCAAAACCAGAGAGAACGTGCGTTTTTTTATTGGTTGTCATATTATATGTTTCAATCCTGAACCGACTTGCGTCCGAAGCGGTTAGTTTAACATCATTATACATCACATTCGATATGTGTATTATAAGCGTCGTATATAATTGGACGAACTTATAATAATAATAGAGAGCATTCACGCTTTGTTTGCGAAACGTATTATCAAGTCCAAACAAGGTTCGTATTAATAAAAAGATGAGGTTTTTGTTTCGGGTTTCCAAAGTTAAACCTGTGTTGGTGATGACAGATACTTCATCGCTATTACTATATCGTTGATATTTATAAGTATTTTTATAGGGCGATGAATACGTTTTACTATTTTTTGCGTCTGAAGCCAAAATATTAGGGACAGCCTCATCAAACGCATCACCATCCTTTGTAAAAAGTTCATTGTAATCAAACTTATTATTCGGTTCTTGCATACCTGTATCAAAACTTTGTATAGATAGATATAGAACCGTTTTATCAACATTATCAACTGTAACCTTTCGAATATATCCTACATTCCTATCACTTGCGGGAGGGGTCATAGTAGTCCCTGAATAAAACCTTGTTTTGTCCGATACTAACTCAATCCTTTCGATGACGACCTCTGGCGTATATCCAGTATCAAACGTTGCTGCACTCGCATTATCTATACAATATTTATATGCCTCTAATATATCGACAAAAACGCTAACAACCTTTAAAGTTTTAATAATATGGTCTCTATTATAATCGTTTGATGTAAAATTTCCTGAACCGTCTTTATTTACAAAGCATAAATCGGTATCGCCAAGTGCTTCGGTATAGTTTTTAATATTAAAATTAACTACCTTTTTAATAAACTTAGAAAATTGGGCGATGCTATATGTCGATTGTGTCCCTGCCGTCGAAGGGACACCTAATGAAACAGAAGCCTCGTTTATTGTCGTCGTCTCGCCAAGCAATCCATCGGCAATGTTTATGACACTAAAAAAATTACGATTATATATCATTAATTTTTCGTGAAACGCATTTATATCTGTATTTGTTAGTACCGCTGTCATTCAATATGTCCTCTATTACTATATATATTTTATTTTAGAAGCAAGACCTATAATAAAACGATTCACCGCTATTTTCATTATAGCGAATGATTTTAACGATGTCTCCGTATTTTAACCCAAGCCATTTGGCTACGGGGTCTGTCGGGTATATCCTCGACATATCCAGTTTGCTACGTATCATATACTTTTTCATAAACTCCGCAATTTCATTCTCGGTTAGTTTAATATGTGGCGGGACTATCTCGTGTTTTGTAGGGTTAAACATAAGTTGTTTCACTTGAAAATATTGAAGCATCCCTCCGTTCTTTTGAAATAATTTATCATACTTGTTGAGTTGCGATATAGTCGGTAGTGATACCGTATCGTTGTTAAATATCAGGATTATATTCTGCTTTCCCTTGTGCTTTTTGATAAACCCAGCGACATTCGTGTCGTCGTCCTTCAATTCGTCAATAATATTCTTGCGTGTCTTTTTCGTTAGAGCGAAAATCAGCGTTGTATGCGAGGTTTCAAACTCTATACAACAAGCGTCGCTATCATATTTGTCCTTGTCAATCGACGCTTCGTGTTCTTCAAACAGCGTGATGTCATCTCCACGACTTTTTAGCATTTCCTTTAAGTTATGAAGGACAACATTGATATCTATCATTGTATTCTCTTATTCTAATTCTATTCTATATTCTATATTATATTATCATCAATTTTTAAGTAATAGTTCATCTATTATTTTAGGGTCGATATAACTTTTTTTACAAATGCTATAACTATTATGTAATTTCTCGGCAACCATCTCAATCGCCTTCTTGATATCCTTTTCAACCTCTTTTGCGGTTTTCGCTTCCGCCGCTGCTGCGACTGCTTCTGCTACTTCCGTATCCTTCTTAGTATCCGTCTTTCCGTCCGTTGCTTCCCGACGTTTAGAGGTTCGCTTTCTTAACTTTTGTAATTTTCTATAATAGGTTAAAAAAAGCATATTCGCATTCCACGTCCGCAAGTCCTTTGTGGTTATAATTATAGAATAAGGGTCGCTAATTACCCGCAGATACTCATTCACGTCCGACGACGAGATAACCTTATTCGCTTCGCTGCCTTCACTTCGTTCGCTTCCTTCATAGTTAAAAATATAAGTATCTTGGATATCTTTGATATCTTTGGCATTAGACATCGCTGTGGCGTGTTTATGATACAGATAGTCATATATTCGCTTATTGTCGCATTCGGCAACGTTGCGAACGCCCTTCTTTCCTATAAAATCGATGATAACCTTGTTCTCTTTAAAGGCGAGATGCTTGTATTTCAAAGTCGTTAGCCCAACCGAATTATTGTCCTTCTCGTATTTTTTGTTGCCTATTCTGAAACCGCAAGATAATATGAGCGAGATGATTACAGCGATAGCCATCGTTTTTTCGTTGCCGCCACCGTTTCCATTCAAATCCTCTGATACCTTCTTTTTTAACTTGGAAAAAAACTTAATAGACGCTGAAATCTTATTGTATTTCTTAATATTCTGTGTAGCGACAAACGAGGGATGATAAAGCACTTGCTTTCGATTTTTTGAGTCATACCCATATGCGATAATCTTCTTGTTATTCAAAATCGTTACATTTTCATATGCTGGTGGTATTTTTAATTCCTTTATCTTGTCGATTTCTCGGCTGTCCGTTATCTCAACCTTTGCTTCGCATTTACCTTTACCCGTTCCTTTGCCTTTCACCTTGTAATACGTGAAACCAGTTTTATACGTTCCTAACCGAATTATTTTCATACATACATCTTACTACTTTGTAATATTATATATTCGGTATTACATACTACATACTACATACTACATATTATTATAAAATGCCTTCACATTTGGGTTCATTTTAAATGAGTTCTTCGATACATCGATGATACGAATGCTCCTTAAACTTTTCGCCCGTGATAAAGCGGTGTATGCCTGTCCGCACGTAAATATATTGTCGCCTAAATCAATCTCTAAGGCGTCTATCGTCATCCCTTGCGACTTATGAATAGACAGGGCATACGATACCTTCAAGGGCATATGTAGAATAGACGTCTTGGACTTCTCAAACACATCCTTGTAATACGCTATATTATGAAATTCGCCATAGCAGTCTTTGACGAGAACAAAGTCCTTAAATAATGATTTGATGACACATCGCATACCATTTACGAGACCATTTGAGATATCGATGTTTCTCGTAATGATTACCTGAGCGTTCTCTACCAATTCGACATCGTATTTTGCGATGTTCGCAAGGCTCACAAGGTTCGCTCCGCTGCTAACGCCGCCTCCACCGCTGCCACCCGCTTCCGCTTTATAAAAGCATCTTTTATTACCACACTCCTTCAACTTCGTTATTTCAATCTCATTAATCTTATCTACATTCACATTCTTTGGATATAACTTCGTAGGGATGATTTCATCGTCAAACTGTGTATCACGTAGAGCATTTAAAACTTTTAAAATATTGTCGGTGCATTTGCCTTTCCGAATAATTTGTAGTATCTGCTGAAATAAGGTATCGTCATTCTGGCGAACCAGTTCTTCCAACACCACTACTTTGATATTCGCCTTCTTCCATAATGTAGATAAGAAACAGTATGTGCCATTTACGGGAGCGAGTTGGCAAAAGTCCCCGATAAAAATAATTTGTATTCCGCCAAACGGTTTGTGTAGTAGTTCATCGTCTTTTAAACTATGTGATTTAACATAGCAAAGTATATCTGATATTTTCTCAAATAGCATATTGTCGAGCATCGATACCTCGTCGATGATTAGAACGTCCAACGTGCTGAGCGTCTTGTAGATATTTGAGCGGTTCTTAATCTTTATAAAAATCTCTTGGAGCGTCTCTTCGCCGATACCCATCCCCATAAAAGAATGTATCGTCTGTCCGCCGATAATAAACGCAGCCGTCCCCGTGGTTGCCGTAAGCCCCACGTTCTTCTTCTCGGCTCTTAGCAACTCGATAATATATTTGATAGTAAAAGATTTCCCTGTTCCAGCGGGACCGGTTATCAATATATTCTCGCCATTCATCGTTTGCTCTACGGCAACCTTCTGCTTTGCGTTTAACATCGTTGTCGCTCGATTACATTGTATCATAGTCATCGTATCATTTTTTATTTTATCAACTTTTTTTCGATGATGTTCTTGATGATGCGCTGGATGATGTTTTAGAGGTTGTCTTTGGTTTGGTTCTGGTTCTGGTTCTATTTAATATATCAATTGTAGCCTCTTCTAATCCCATCGTTATTCTATCAACTTCTGCATGTTTTATTGGATTTTTTTGTAAAGGACAAAAAGGTAATAATACGTCATATTTTTCTCTTACTAATATATCTAATAATATGCCTATATGAATCGGATTATTATATTGAAAATCATAATATGATAAGTTAGAAGTGAAACCCATATTATATAAGACATATCTAACCTCATTCTTTTCTTCATCTGATAACTTTTTTTTAGTTATCAACATATTTATAATAGTCTGTTTTGGAGTTATATTTTCAATTTTTACATAAACCCCATTTATTTTCTTTATGTTTAAGGTATCTAATATATGTTTATATTTTCGTTTTGTTAATGCCTTAAAAGCATTATCAGATAAGGCTTTTAATAATAATAGTGTGTTTTTATCCTTACAAAAATTATTAAATAATTCTACTTCTTTATCATCATCGTATGCTACCACTATTTTTAAATTAAAATAAAGTTCGTCTCTATTTATTGTTTCATAATCATTATAACAAGGGTATCCTAATATTTCACCCATTGTTTTGGCTGATTTAAAGGTATCATATGACTTTTTAGAAATAATTATTCCTTCAATATTATCACTCGACAATAATGATGGGAATAGTGCTTTAATTCCATTTACAATCGATAGTGTCTTTTTATCATTTCCAGTTATTTCACCATAATCTACTGGTTGAATTAACATTGCCTGACGAACTCCTTCATTCACTAATATAGCATTCAGTATATTTTCAACTTCCATACTATATATAAGGTATATTACTTATTCTATTACTTATTCTATTTATTCTACATATAATATCTAACTTTATAAAAAGAAAATCTAAATATATCAAAGTATATGCTTAGTAATACTTGCGATGCTCGGCGCATCTGCCGACTTTTCTACGCATTTTATACGCAAATCTCTTATCATTATGCTAAGCATAATTCGTAAATATCACGTAGAAAAGTCGGCAGATGCGCCGAGCATCCCGAGAGTTATTTAGAGAACTTTAAGAAATTACTTTGCGGTTCTCTACAACTATTCTTTTTATTTTCTAAAAACTTTTAAACTTTTTAATCTTCTATAACTTTTTGATAAACTTCAAGATGACGTTGCTTCTTTTGAAATAGTTTGTGATAAATATATTATGCTTTCTTTGTATCCTGTGGATAATCTCGTTATGATAGCGTTCTTCTTTTAATGGCGGATATTGAAAATACCATTTAATAAGCAAGTCCGTATCAATCACCTTGCGGTGATTATAATCATACTCCCAGCACATATAGAGTATCGCTCGTGATATAAAGCCACGTGAGTAATCGTTGGGGGAGAAGACCTTACACTTGTGATTTACGTAATTCCCAAAGTCTAACGCAACCCAGTTCTTGTCTTTTGGGTTGATATCATTGTCATCGACAAACATATAGTTTGAGCGATTGACGTTGAGGGTATTCGTGGTTTTTATGATGTTGTGCATGTCGTTCTTGTGTTTGTTATTGAGTTGGCATTGTGGGAATATATGCTCTGCCGAAAAAAACTTATTCTTAAACCTTGCGTCGTTATTGTCGCAAAGGAAACTATTTTCCAGATAAATCGAAGGCATCTTCGTATCGTGTAGTATCGTTTTTTTTATGATGCTGTTGAAAGCAAGTCCGCTGCTAACGCTGCTAACGCTACTTAGGCTTCTTACGCCGCTAACGTAGCACAGGCTACCCACGTTCATAAACATCACAGTCGCAAACAAGAAAGGTTGCTTGTATTGTTTATACATTCGATGTCTCAGCGTCGTCATTTCGATATACCTATCTATATTATATCAATTTTTTTTAGAATATTTTGATTTTGATATGGATATAAAGTCGAGAAAAAGGCGTACATATTTTCGTGTATTGTCTTCTTCATATCAGGGACAAAGGACGTTAAAAGAGCCTTCGACTCAAAATCTCCGTGTATCCAATAATGAACCATTATCGTATCCTTGCCATATTCGCCTTTCATCACTTTCGTCCAATCGCCGACGGAGAAGGGTTGATTGTCAAACTTCAAATCGTTTATCGGATAAAAGAGTTCTCTGTCGTCGATAATATAGACGTCGTCCTTGAATATCGCATAGAGCGGGTCTTCGATAATCGCCTTAAAATACGCACCACCGAAGATGTCGAACCTCAGGAATATGTTCTGCGTATAATTCTTCACATATTCGGGGATGTTGTTTAGTATCGCTTTAAGCATATTGTTCTGTTTATTGGCGGCGAAGAAGGCATTACAAAGATATTTATCGCTATTATATAAAGCCTTCGTCTGTCCCGAGGGTTCGTAGGTGATATACAGTTTGTTCGAGTTCATATCGATGATTTCGGCGAAGTCTCTTAATATAAGGACGTCCAAGTCGATATATATACCGCCATAATGATACACGAGGAGAATACGAGCGATATCGCCCTTCTGCACCCCTGTTCGTGCCATCTTATAAATATTGTAAAAGTTAGGGTATTCCTCGCTGATTAGTTTTAATATCATTTCATCCGTCCAAAACATCAACTCGTAGCCTTGCGATTTAAGAAAGAGGATATTCTCGCTTACCAATTTATAGATGATGGGAGGGAGATTTTTATCCTTCCACGTTTGATGAATAATCTTCGGTATCATAGTATTATAATATGTTTAATACCTTATTGTTTTATATAAATATATACATAAATCATCCATATGATTTATAAAAAATAATTGAGGAGTTTGTAAGTTAGAAAGTCGATTATGACTACGAGATTTATGAGTTTCACGTTGCACCCGCTAAACGTCGGCACATAAATCGAGGTTATGTTGAAGTCGCCAAATATATTGAGAACCCACATAAACTTAAACATAATGATATAATGAAACATATCGATTGTCGCCGTCGCCGTCGCCATAACTTCGTCGCTACTTCGCAGAGTTAAATAGTCCTTGTAAAAATACACTGGCAAAATATGGACGACGATATTTGCCACAAAGTATTCTGAGCGAACCAAGAGATGATTGGAAATCCTGTCAAATAGCGGGTGTTTCAATAAAAAAGGCTTTGCATCCATCACGCAAAACAACACATTACTATCGTATATCATAAACATATGAAACAACGTCATAATCTGGAAGGAATTGACGGCGATAAAATGCGATATGATATGATTATTAAGATTGAATACATTATACAGCGTGGCATTGGCAAGTATCATCAAGATATTCCAGTTTGTATATTGATTTATTTTGCGTCGCACCACATCATTCTGAATACACGGCGAATATCTCTTGCTAATCGGCATCAGCGCGATGATTATTCCATAGAATATCTCGAATTGATTGTAGTCATAAAGCGAATTACTCGTTGAACTCGTTGAACTCGTTGAACTCGTGATACTCGTGATACTCGTGATACTCGTAATACTCGAATTATCGCCCGTGCATGTTGTTATATCCATATTTATATTATTTTAATAATTGTCAATATCTTATATCTATTTACCTCACTCATTACATTCGTTCAACTCACTACATTCACTCATTCGTTCTTACAAAGGCGACGATGTTATCTTGATACCGCAATAATCCACGTTCTTATTTTTAAAGTCTTGTCGTGTATAGATGCCGATATTTATTGCCTCTTCTAATATCCATTTAAAGTTGTCCCAAAACTCCTCCGTATGCCCGATGCTTTCCGTGGCTAAATGTGCGTATTCGTGTAAAACCACAAACATCATCGTATTGATATCCATCAATTTATCGTGATTTCTAAGGCACAGCACAATCTTCTCTCCCTTGTTAATCGAATAACTCGTATAACCTGGGGTATCGACGCCTTCGCTTAGCCTGTCGGGTTTATAGTTGTCTTTTAGTCTCGCTACACGATGGTCGCTATTTCCGTAGGTTTTCTCTAAATGTTCTGTCAATGTATTCAGTTTGCCTTTGATTTTCGCAATTAAATCCGCCGCCTCGACAGCGTCATCCTTGATTTGAACTGTGTATTCTTCGTTGTCTATCTTACTCTTGACTTTTATGAGACCCTCGTTTAAATAGTATTGATATACATAATAAATACCCGCAATCGTGATTATTAAAAGCACGAGACTTTCGGAACTTATATTCATCTATTGGATTATCTATTATTCTCTATTATTCTACAATATACTATTTTATATTATTACAAAGAATACAAAGATTACAAAAATTGATTTGTTTTCTATTTAAATATTTAAAGCATATATCCAATTATCAACTTAGATATGGAGTTTCCAAGAAAAATACACGAACCTATCAATCCCCACGAGGATACGATTGAGTTTCAGATTACCGATATATATGACCCTGAATCCGACAAGGCGAACGTCCAAAAAGACGCAACCGACCTGTATTCTCTTCTCATTTACGGAACATCCGCAGTGGGTGCTACGTATTGCGTGAAAGTCAATAACTTCGTCCCTTATTTCTACATCAAGCCTCCTGAGAAATGGGAGGCGTTAAACAAGTCGGCATTTAAGGCGAAGGTAGATGAACTGAACGACGTTATGCTAAACGACAGTTATAAGTGCTTCTTTAACAACAACGGCAAGATGTCCGAGTATAACAAGAAAATCATTCCACGACCGCTCGAAACGCACTTTGCGAGTATGAAAGTTGTGCGTAAGAAGGACTTTTGGGGATTTACGAATGACAAGATATTTCGCTTTCTAAAAGTAAGCGTAAAGTCCCTCAAACTCTACAACAACTTGAAGTATTATTTTAAGAGCCTCGAAAAGGATGATTTCAAGATGTATGAGACGAACATCGACCCGTTCTTAAAATACATACATACGCAGAACATCCGCCCGTGCGATTGGGTAAGGATTGAGAAAGGGAACTACGAGATGGGCGAAGACATCAGCCGATGCGATTATAACGTTGAGACGGAGTATAAAAACATAAGCCCCATTCAGGTGAATAAAATCGCCCCGTTGCTAATCACGTCTTTTGATATTGAATGTTCGAGTAGCCACGGAGACTTCCCTGTTGCGAAGAAGAATTATAGCAAAGTCGCACAAGACCTCGCAGTTATCGCTAAACTTGGCTATACATATACGCCTGAGAATATCGTGGGATGGCTACAAACCATCTATTTCGAAGACGTCATTCTGGATACCGCAAAGGATGTCAAGATTAACCGTGTATATACGAAGCAAAAAATCGCAAAGGATTATATCGCTTCGATACCCAAGAAAATCGAACCGCATATTCAGAAAATCATAGACATCCTGAATATTATCGCATCATCGATATCGAAGCCTAAAACGAAGAAGCCTTCTGGCGACGACGCAGCGGATGCAGCGGATGCTGACTTAGGTATTGGATGTGAAGACGGGGGCGAAGACGACGCAGACGAAGCGGAAGCGGATGGAGACGACGATGCGGACACGAAGGGTTCTAAGATGACTGTGAGGGAACTGAACGCCCACGAGTTGAAACTGACTGACATTCTCACGAATACGCTCGTTGCCCTTGAAGGCGACAAGATTATCCAGATTGGCACAACCGTTCATATCTACGGCTCAGACAATATCGTATATAAAAACATTATTTCATTAAATAGTTGCGACAAGATTGATGGATGCGACGTAGAGTATTATGATACGGAAAAGGAGGTTCTCTTGAAATGGAAGGAACTTATGAATAACCTGAACTCGGACATTATCACGGGCTATAATATATTCGGTTTTGATATGGAATACATTTGGCAAAGAGCGACGGAATTGAATATTTTGGATAACTTTACAGTCGGCTTCGGGCGATTGATAACACGCAAGGCGTCGCTCGTAGAATTGAAGTTGTCCTCGTCGGCACTTGGAGATAACATTCTGCGATATATCGATTTTGACGGGACGGTGCTTATCGATTTGCTGAAAGTCATGCAACGAGACCAGAAACTCGACAGTTATAAACTCGACAATGTAGCCTCGATATTCTTGGGGGATAATAAGAATGATTTGAAACCGCAAGAGATATTCGACAAGTTCAAGGGAAATAGCGAAGACCGATGTGTCATCGCAAAATACTGTATTCAGGATTGCTGTCTCGTAAATCGGCTCATCCATAAATTGAAAATCCTTGAAAATAATATTGGTATGGGAAACGTATGCCTCGTCCCTCTCAACTTTCTATTTCGCAGAGGGCAAGGCATCAAGATATTCTCTTTAATCGCCAAAGAATGTATGGAGCGTGAATACCTTATTCCTACCATTAAATCGTATCGTGAGAATGTCGAAGAGATGGACGATAGCGGATACGAGGGGGCGGTTGTGTTAGAGCCGAAAGAGGGCATCTATCTGAACGAACCTATCGTGGTATTTGATTACGGTTCTCTCTATCCGTCTTCGATGATTTCTTGTAATCTGTCGCACGATTGCTACTTGATGGACGAAAAGTATCGTGTCGAAGACCCTAACATCGAATACAAAACCATCTCTTATGATTTGTATGAAGGCGTTGGCGATAAGAAGAAGAAGACTGGAGAGAAGGACTGTGTATTCGTCCAATACAAGGACGGACGCAAAGGGATTATTGCGGACGTATTGGATATGTTGCTCAAACAACGTAAGAATACGAGGAAAAAGATAGAATACCAGACGATAACCGCTGTTAGCGAAATGGGAAAACAATCGACATATTCGGGCATTTGCTCTGACCGTGGCGACCACTATGAAGTTTATAACATTGACGGGAATACCAAGAGCATCGTGGCAAAAGAGAATGTCCTCGCAATGAAAGAGACCTATAACATCTTCGAACAGGACGTGTTGGATGCCCTACAATTAGCCTACAAGGTTACGGCGAACTCGCTCTACGGACAGATTGGTGCGAGGACTTCCTCTATCTACTTAAAGGAGATTGCCGCCTGTACTACGGCGACAGGGAGGAATATGATTATGTTGGCAAAGGACTTTGTGGAACGGAACTATGATGCTGAGGTGATATATGGCGATACTGACTCGATATTTTGCAAGTTCCCTTTGACGGACAGAGAAGGGAATGCGGTATATGGCAAGGATGCTTTACAGTTTGCGATTGATATTGGCAAGGATGTCGAGAAACACATCAACGTCCCTGACATTATGCCTCATCCGCAGAAACTGAATTATGAGAAATGCCTGTATCCGTTTATCTTGTTTAGCAAGAAGCGATATGTCGGCAATCTGTATGAAACGGATACCACGAAGTATAAGCAGAAGTCGATGGGTATTGTATTGAAACGCCGAGACAACGCTCAGATTGTCAAGAAGATATATGGCGGTGTTATCAATATCATCTTGGAAAAGCAGGATTTGGAGGGTTCGATTGAGTTTCTACAAGATGAACTGAAAAACTTGGTGGAAGGCAAGACGCCCATCAAAGACCTCGTAATCACAAAGAGCCTGAGGGCGAACTACAAAGACCCCTCGAAAATCGCCCATAAAGTGTTGGCGGACAGAATAGGAGCGAGAGACCCAGGAAATCGCCCAGGTTCAAATGAACGCATCCCCTTTGTATATATTAAGACGGGTGGGGCTGGTGCAGGGGCTGTTCCGTCATTACAAGGCGACCGCATCGAGCATCCCGATTATATCGAACAGAATAACTTAGTCCCTGACTATTTACATTATATTACCAATCAAATTATGAAGCCGATATTGCAACTCTATGCTTTGTGCCTGAGTGAGTTACCAGGGTATGACAAGGATGACGCATATTGGAATGAAGTCGAGAATATGTTGCTTGGAAAACCGATGTATCAAAATGATATACGTCGGAAAAACAGGATTGCCAATCTGAAACTGGCGATGGCGAAAGAGTTGCTGTTCGACCAATTCATCAATATACTACGAGAACCGAAAGCCCCGACTGTTCGCAAAACTACTAAAATAGCGACCATAAAGGATGCGACGACGAAGCCTACTAAATCCGCTAAGGACGCCAAAGATATCTCAGACGTCCTGAATGAACTGGATGAAAACGTTCCACGGTTGAATGCGACTATTAAAATCACAAAGAAAATCAAGACGAAGACGATTGAAGCCGTAGCGTTTATTAAGAATGACAAGAACAAGAAGATTTGGGAAGCGACGAAACTCAATTGTAGAAACAAGGATTTCGAGTCATTCTCATTTGTCAAACAGGTTATCGCATTTGACAGCAATACGACATTTCTCATCACTCTAAATAACAAGGGCTTCGTCGATGAATACAATCGGGCATTCTATACGTATAAAGATTTACTTGCCACGAACCAAATTAATAGCGAGGATACTATCGAGAATATTATGCGTAAGGTTATGACTACACAGGATACGGGAAGACTGAGAGACATCAATAATATCCAGAAATACTATGAACTCATAGAAGTAGGAAACCGATTTCGGTTTATGTAATTAGAGAATAAAATATATAGATAAAAGTATAATGAGTGCTATAAAAAAATGTTTATCAGAAATTGAAACAATGATACCTTCGAGATTTAATTTTGATTTCGGTAAGAAGGAAAATATAGGCTCGATATTTTCAAAAATTAACGAGGGACAAGACGAAGGATATTATGAAGAGATTAAGAGAAGTGTGTATGAATTTTATGCTACGACAAGTGCTACGACAAGGTGGCGAATATCTCCTACATTAGAACTAATCATAAAATACAGAGACATTGTATTTGAAAACGGGAGAACATACGTAGTTGGGAAAACAAAGGTGAGGATAACAGACATAATAACCTTATTTGAATATTTACAAACCACGAGGAATTATGCGATTTTTAACAACCTGTTAAATGTAATGTTGATTTTTATTATTAAAAGTTATGATTTCTTATTTTTTATTAATGAAAATGAAGAATATATAAAGGGAGCAATAAGGTTATATAATGTCGTTCAAGTTGAACAAGTAGAAGAAGTTAAATTAGTTAATGCTTTTATATACGGGATAGACGATGCGTTGAATGTAAATGTAGAAACCGAGTTTGAATGGAACTTCCCTTTTTTTACTCTTATAGCACTCCTTAAAAAAAAAGTATCAAAGAGTTTAAGTTCTCCGTCATTTGAACCACAAAAATCAGCGAGTTCCAGTTCTCCTCCTGATAAAGAGAAAGATAAAAATAAATTAATTGAAGAATTGAAATATGGTAAGGCTATTTGGGATAATTTAACAACAAGTTATCAATATAAATATATAATGAAGCATATTCGTGAATATGCCACAACAGCGGATACGTATGTTGTCGATGTCGATGATAAACGTCCTATAAATTCACTTGGTTATCTTGGTTATCTTGGGTATCGTAAATTAAAATTAATATATACCCACGATAAATATATGACACTAACATCTGATGGGTTTGTGGATTTTAAAAATGATACACTGGCTTATGATTTAGATGATGATGAAATGAATAATGAAATACATAAGTTATTAAAAAGTTGGAAAACACAACAAGCGTTTATAAATTCAACTACAAAACGTGAGCAAGAAGACGCAGAATACGCATATTCAGAATTTCTTGAAGCAAGTAAAAAAAATAAAAATATCGAAGCGACCTACAATAGGTATGCGGAGACTGTTTCAATTGATACTGGGGGATTTAAATTACCTCTTAATAAATTTGTTAGATATAAATTAGCAAGACCTTTTTCAACGAGTTACGATAGGTATATATTTATGTCAAAAAAAAAGTTAGCAAAGGATACAATCACAACTCCTCTACTGCCAGTAGATTATTCTAATTTTAAACCTGATAGTTATTTAATGGAACTATCAGGTATACAATTAGAACGTATTCGGTCAGGTAAAGTTCGGTCAGGTAAAGTATATATCTATCCTACGCTATCCGCCATAAAAGCCCTTATAAAAGCAGATATCGACAAAAAAAAACGTCTTAATAAATACGATATATTAAAGAAACTTTCTGTAAAAATTATATATTCCTCTGATAATAGAATTTATGTATATTATACAAACGACATTTCAGATACATATAATAATGTTGTCGTTACAACTGATAGCACTTGGACTAAGGAAAGTACAAGAAATAAACACATAGTTATGAGAGATAAAACCGAGATAGGGGTGGAATTCTCGGGTCCGCTATTATATAAGAATAAACAGTTAGTTAAACAACTATACAAAACTATTAAACGGTATAAGGAAACACAAAAAACATCAGATTCATCTTCGTCTGGTGGTTCAAATCAACTACGTAAGTAATTTGTTCTATTCCTTTATACTATCACAAAAATTGATATTGTATTTTCAACATTATTTTTTCAAAATGTCTTCTTACATTGAAGGTGTTGCTGCGTTAGCAGAAAAAGGATTTTGCGTCATCGAAAACGTGCTTACAGAAGAAGAAGTTGCAACTGCTGTTTCATATTTCAGGGAATGGTTTGCTTCGCATCCGCAAATTAAAGGGGTGCATAGTAAAATAAGTCCTCACGGAATTATCAAGTATCACGAAGTGGGGCATCAAAAACATGCATGGTATATTAGAACACGTCAAAACGTTCAAAATGTTTTCAAAAATATTTGGAAGACGGAAGAGGTAGTTGTTAGTTATGATGGATGTTGTTATATACCTGCGGATTGTAAAAAGAAGGATAAGACTTGGACGCATACAGACCAAGCACCTGTAAAAAAGGGTTTGAAATGTATTCAGGGTTTCGTGGCTTTAACAAGCAATACAGAGCGAACGCTTGTAGTATATGAGGGTAGTCATAAATTACACGAAGAATATGCGAAGCAATATAATTTGACTTCTACAAAAGACTGGTTGCTAATCGAGCAAGAATATTTAGATAAAATTAGCGATAGTAGGCGAGTTTTAAATATTAAAGCAGGTTCTTTGGTATTATGGGACTCGAGAACATTTCATCAAAATCAATATGGGAATGCCTTATCTAACGAAGAGCGAATAGTTCAATATGTTAGTTATTTGCCTCGTTGTAATTTAACAAAGAAGATGCTTGAAAAAAGACAAAGGTATTTCATCGATAAGAGAACAACTTCGCATTGGGCTTATCCTGTTAAAGTGAATGGATTGCAACCACAAAATTACGGAGATAAAACATTGGAAATAAATTATAGCGAATTGGTGAAACCTGATTTGGAAGAATTACTTGAAGAAATTACGAAACTGATTTAGGGCAAAGCGGAGCGTATCGATGTGAATGTGATGTGAATGTGATGTAATATATATGATGTGTATATGTGTTATCTATTTTTATATTTTATATTTTTATTTATGATATATATGCTCTAAAATGTTCTGATATGCTATAAAATTGATTATCTATTTTTATTTTCAAAGCAGAGGCAAACGAAAACAAACGACCGCAAAGCAAACCCAACGCAAACGCAAACCAACGCAAATCTCGCAAACCCGCAGAAATGATGGCGATTTACAAGACCTTTGACAATCTCTACGAGGCTTATGAGGCGACCATCGATGAGGGTGAAGAAATGATGGGCGAAAAGTATTTTCAAATGAAACTCGACGAATTAGTCGCCGAAAAAATCATCGTCTTGGGACCGATTACCACGGAGTATCACAATGACGAGAACCTCTATATGATACACAAGGACATTACATACAAGCACTGCGAAAAGATAAGAGACCCCGTCAAGCGTTTTATATCCTTTGAACTCGTTCATAACCTTTCGACGTTTTTCATATATCAGCCGACGCAGATGGGAAAGAACGCAATCACCTCGAACGAACTCGTAAAATGGGCGAAGGATACGTCAAAGAAGGCGGTAGCGTTTCTGATGTTTGCCAACGACCAGCCATTGTCCGTTCAATCCTGTATTGGGATTGAGAAGGTGTTTGCGGAACACAATATAAAGATTAAGATATTTAGGTTGGCGTGTGATAACAAAATCACAATGGAGTCAATCAAGGATAATATCAACGGATATGCTGCGGACAGAACCGAGGAAGGCGAAGAACCCGAGTATGGGATGCCTATCATCTGTTCGCTCGACAATCCCACGCAACGCAAAAAAACGCTCAGTCTAATAAAGTATATCCACAAGAAGGTGGAGACAAAGAAGTCTCTGCTTCGCTATGGGATGATTTGGGACGAAGCAGACAAGACGTATGCGTCTGCGAGGGATGTCGAATACACGATTGAGGGCGAAGCCGTGAGTTTCAAAAAATACATTGTGGATAAAAACGATGCCCTGTATCGTCTCGGATTTGCTTCGGCAACCGAAGGGGATTTGATTATCGACGACAATTACCCCGAATGTGCGAACGCTTATATATATCCCGTTATTATAACGCCCGATATTCAGGCAAACTATCGCTCTCTCCATCATCCCGAAGCAGTCTCGCATTTTATGCCCTATTCGAAGAAAAAGCACAATCCCAACAGTTATGCGATAAACATATTAAAGACGCATAGCGAACACTTTCAGACGCCCATCGTTTTGCCAAACGGCACCCCGTATTTTAGGAAGGTTATCATAAATAGCAGGGTTCAAACAAAGGAGATGGAGAGTATCGCTATATGGTGCAACGAGAACAACTTTCACGCCCTTGTAATCAATGGGGCGGGAGGAGGACGTGCGAGTATCAAGGTATATAAGAAGGGAAAGTTGTCGAGAACCTACAAGTTGAAGTTTGAAAATGTGTCAAAGTCTTTGAACGAACGCATCTATTACATCTACAAGACACAGAAGATGAATGACAAGCCTCTCGTGATTATCGGTATGCGTAAAATCGACAGGGGCTTATCGTTTCATTATTGCCCTCGTGCCGATGGCGAAGTTATCATTCGAGGCGAAGAAGGAGAAATCATATCGCAAGACAAGGATGGTATCGTATTTACGGATATGATACTCGGACATATCCCCTGTAAGGACACGGCAGTTCAAAAGGCGGGACGGTTGGCAGGTGTGATTGGAAGTTCGCCACAATACCCTGGTTCAATCCATTATTGGATTGATGAGCGAACCGACATTGTGATACGGCAACAGTTGAAGACTGTCATCACGACGAATGAAATTGCGATGCAGAATAGCAGTCTTACATTCGAACAGTCGCTCAAACGTGCCAAGAACGCTAACGCCCACGCCGCCATCACCCCATCTGCTCGTATAAATCACGAAACCGACCAATCGCTATACAGAGCATATCCCAACGAGCAAGTGATGCGTAATGTATATAAGGAACTTTATAATAAAGAATATCCTCAAAAGTTTAAGAAAAATCCCGAAGGGTTTGTGGAGTGTTCGATATTTGCTGCCAGTAAGGTTCAAGAGTTGTGTGATGTGATTAAGCATATCCCGACGGCGATTAAAAGCGGAGGAGGAGCGGGAGGAGGCGAGACAGTCGCCCGTAAGTTGTTTCCTTGCTACAAGGATATCTCTGACCCAACTTCGCTACACTTTGTGATGCTTCTTGACCCTGCGAAAATCACAAAGGAACAAGTCGAGACGATTGACGCCAATTACGACTACATTACAGTCCCACAAAAAGGCGACTTCTAAGATGCTAAGAATATGTAAAGAAATGTAAAGAATTGTAAATAGATGTGTATGATATATATGTGTATGATATATATGTGTTATCTATTTCTATTTTATATTTTAGATTTAGATTTAGATTTATACATATAGATACAAAAAGAAGCCCGTCGGGATAGTCAGGACAATGAGAATGATGATTTGTTTTCATTTATCTCGTTCATTTCATTCCTTATATACTTTTTATTGGTTACTGAGAACCCGTTGAAAGACGAACTTGGAGACAGTGTATAAGAGCCGAAGTTGCGAACATAGAGCCATTCGCCCACATTGAGTTCGTGGAACGGAATATTTTTATAAATACAATCGAGGCTGTCGCACGTCGGACCGAAGAACGTGCTATTATATACCTTGTCATCGGCGTCCCGAGGTAATAAGGGAATTAATTCGGGCGTCTGGTGGTCGTATCCGATACAATTGAAAGAACCATAGATACCGTCATTCAGATAATATTTAATAACGGACGGAGCGTTCGCAGCGCCTTCTTTTTTCTTTGCGATTACATTTAGCACGAGGGTATGCGTGGCTTCCGTAAAATATCGCCCAGGTTCTGCGATAAACCGAATTATCGAATTGCTCGTTTCGTATAAGAAGAAGTCAGTAATCGCCCGATTGATATTATCGCAAATATCTGCGAAACTCGTGGAACAGATTGTCTTATCGATACCTGGGAAGCCACCGCCAATATCGATGATACGTATGTCAAACCCAAACTCCCGTGATGCGTTGTAGGCGATAGAGCAATCTTCAATTGCCTTATAATAACTGGTAGCGTCGCTACAACCGCTCCCTACGTGAAAACTGAAACCCACTAAGTTCATACGCAGTTGCTTTGCTTTTTCAAATATTTTTATAATATTATGCGTAGGGCATCCAAACTTCGAATTGAACTTACATTTACTATTTGTGTCATCTACGCAAATGCGAAGTATCACTTGTGCTTCTGGGTATATGTTGTATATCTTTTCCAACTCTTCGATACTGTCAAACGTCATCTTTGCGATTTTATGCTCTCGGGCATACTTTAAATGCGACGATACTTTACAAGGGTTCGCAAATAGTATTCTATCAGGATTATTCACAATCTCCAAAACAGTTGCCAATTCATTCTTTGACGCACAATCAAAATTACAGCCGAGCGTCGCCAGTAGGCTCATTATATTCGCATCAGGGTTCGATTTCACTGCAAAATAAGGTTGTATGTTCGGTAAATATTCAACCCATCGATGGTATTGCTCGGCTACTTTGTCTAAATCCACAATATAGAACGGGTCGTCTGTGTCGCAGCCGCTGCCGCCGCTTCCATAACACTCATTTCGAAATCGAATATAGTCTTTTATACTGTCTCTTATGTCGCAAACATTTTTCATTTATTTTTTAATACTATTTATTATTTAATCTTATATATAAAAAGAAATTAATTTATATCGGCGTCATCGCCATCTTTATTATCATCGGTATCCTCCATATCCGCAAAAAGATACTTCACAATCTGCTTCGCCTTTTCTTTGCCAACCCCATCCACTTTACACAGTTCCTTTATTTTTTGCTCTGGCGTTTGAAACGCATCCGTGTCAAGCGAACGCATTAATACCCGCATCGAACTATATTTCGCACAAATATTCTTCGCAATCACATTGGATATCATCGGTATTTGCGAGAGTTGCATTATAAAACACGACTTCGTATCGATGTTATCCATTTTCTTCTTCTTTAATTTCACAAAATCCGTATAGCACCTATCCGCAGTATATTCTTCATTCATAAACTTCTCAGGGCGGTCAAGTATTTTCGTAGATAGCATTAAGATTAGCGTCGCCGTCTCCATTATATTTTTAGTATATAAGATGCGTATGTTATCACGAAACAGCGTATGTAGATAAGCACCTTGTATCATCGGCTTATTCTTCGCATAGGTTGAGGATGCTAAGATGCTATCGCCTTCAATAATATACGTGATGTATTTCTGCGACGTATTCGATAATAGCCTTGCTTTCTGCTCTTTATATCTGCCGTCTGTGATGGACGACTGTAAATCTTGGAGCGTCTTGCGTTCGAAGATATGCGTCAAATCCTTGTAGGTTATATGAATATCACCGAGCATCAAGTTTTCGCTCTTTATCTCTACCCTATCCTTGTAATTATCCAAGTCCCGCTCCATAATATCATTGTATAGACTGGTTTCTCGCACATCTATCGTAATCACGATGCTATCCCCCATTAATCTATTATATTATTTACATATTTACACTCGGTTTTTACTTATATGAGTATTTCGTTCTTCGTCGTAAATAAACAGCCGTATAGAATGATACAGAATATATGATTATGAACGCCATTATGACGCGTTGTATATACCAAAACTCGTTCATATAATCAATCGCAACATCATCAGTCGCAGTAGCATCTTGATAATTGCTAAATGTATCGTATATGTTGGCTTTCGAAGGGTCGATGACGACTGCTGCTTTACTCGACTTTGCTCCCATAATCTCTATATATAATGAGGCTAATAAAAATGAATAACGAAGTTATGAATAACGAAGTTATGAATGACGAAGTTATGAATGACGAAGTTATGAATGACGAAGTTATGTTTTACTTATATGAGTATTTCGTTCTTCGTCGTAAATAGATGAAAGAAGATAATATGATATTATATACAAATACGATTGCTATTATAATACTATATAAATAGAAGAAACCGCTTGTATCCCTATATGTGTCTGTATCTGTATCTTGATAATTGCTAAACGTATCGTATATGTTGGTTCTTGACTTTGCTCCCATAATCTCTATATATAATGAGGCTAATAAAAATGAATGAATGACGAATGACGAAGAATAAATAAAAATCAATCTCATTATCTACGTATAAATATCCGAGTTATGTTTTGAATATTTCTTTTCAACAAGTTTGTAAAAGTCATCGAACTTCAATGAGATATCCGCATCGCTACGGTTATTAAATAGAAACTGTATAAGGGTCGCTGGTTCTACGGAATACTTTTGGATATTACTCCACATCATCTCAAACTGCTCTTCGTTATTGAAGAACGACAGGAACATATTCCGTGCTTGGTATTTGTCAAGGTGCGATAATTCGATATCCAAATCAATCCGTCCCGAACGCATTAGTGCCTCGTCTAATTTATCAGGGAAGTTTGTCGTCATAATCACAATCAACCCTTCGGGATTATTAAAACCGTCAAGGCAATTTAAAATACCGTTCATCGTGATATGGTTCTTCATACTGTCGTTCATCTTTCTATCCACAAAGATACAATCGATATCTTCGAGAACAAGTATCGACTTCTTGTCGTCCTCATTCACCTGCGAGATGGCGTCAATCATTGACTCTTCTTTTAGTTCTGCGTTAATATTGAGAACGCAAATGTTCGCCCCGCATTCCGAAGCGATACTGTGAATAAGCGAAGTTTTACCTGCCCCAGGTGGTCCGTGTAGCATAATATTCATCTTATAGGGTATTCCGTGCTTAGAATAATCCTTGTAGGTTTTCTTATCGATAAATCGCATAATCGGGTCTTTGATTTTATTAAAATGCTTTTCCTTTAAAAAGATGCTGTCGAAACTCCTCTTTGGGATTGAAGACTCATACGCCCAACAATACCCCGTCCATTTCTTTTTAATAATCTTTTCTCCCGAGACTTCCGCAAACCTGTCTTTCTTCTCCTTGAACTTTTTATTGATTGCCTCCTCGACAAAGGTCGTTATCTTTTCTTTGGACGAACTTTTCAAAACAACCTTTTTAATATGATAAAAATCTTCTTTGAACGCAAATACCTGTATCTTGTCGTTTAGAACAAAATCGCTGATTTCAATCTCAATATCGCCGATGGTATAAGTGCCGTTCTTGGGAATAAATTGATGTAAAAAAATATAATCCGAATTGTCCTTCTTATAATCCCTATAATGTCTCCTTTCGATTTCCAAATATTCGCAATCAATCTCTTTGCCGTCCTTTGTTAAAATATCATACATATGCGATAAGATAATCTGCGTATCCGCCTTTTGCGAATAGAGTGTAATAGACATATCTTGTATATTTGTATAAGAATATGAGAATATGTGTATATTATATGTATAATTGTGATAAACCTTATATCGTCTTACCGTTTATGTGGTGCGGTATAGGGTAATTCGAGATACTTGAAAATGTCTTCTTCGCTATGGATACTGTCTGTTGTATCTATCAGGTTTCCTTTGCTATCCTTGAAGCCGTATTCGGACAATGAAAGTCCCTTGGATAATGCGATTTTCCGCATATAGATATTGAAGTTGTAAGAGCCTGTGAAATACAAGAGAGCGAAATAGTAATACGATGGGTCGGCAAGAAGAATATCGATGCGTCGTGCGGGTAAATCAGGTTTCAACCTACACAATCCCATAAACTTATTATTGCCTAATGCCAACTTTTCAATCACATACTTTTTATCGACAAACCGTTTGATGATATCTTTGAGAACGATACCGTTGCCGCTTTTATTTTTAATCAATATATCGATATCTCCCATATCCTTATTCTTTCGCCTGAAACTGCCGACAAACTCAAACTCAATGCCTGTATCCAACATATTCTTAACAATTGTGTAGTGTTGCTTTCCTTCCGTCATAGGTATCCTTAGGTTCATATCATCATAATATTTCAAGCCGACTTTTTGTTTTTCATTCAATAGTTCGGGGTGTTCTCTCAATTCCTCGAAACTCTTTATTTTCGTCATCAGTTCAGTTATCTTCGCCGGTCCCACGCCGTAAATACTTTTCAATTTACTTCCAAGAATATACTTGGGGTCTTTCAATACATCTTCAACCTCTGCGATATTCCCTGTTGCGATAAACTCCACTATCTTATCCTCAATCTTTTTTCCCACTCCTTTAAGTAGTTTGATATCTTCGAGGGTTTCTATATTTTTATCATATAACTCGATTGAGTCAATAACTTTTTCATACGCCCTAACCTTGAAAGGCTCTTTGTTAATTCTTTCGTAATCTGCCAAAATCCTTAGGTTGTTGATGATTTGTGTATTCATTCTTATCTTCTTGAAGACTTGCTATATATCTATATAACTATACTATCTATATTCAATTTTTATATAAAAACTGATGCGGATATCTTTAAAATAAAAAGATATCGAGAGTATCGAGAGTATCGATGCCATTGCCTGTATTGATAGCATTGGTTGTTATAGGTAGCCTCGATTGCCATTGGTTTATATCGTTCGTTTTGAATGCGTTGATTGTATTGAGTGCGATGATTGCGATATATGCTATAATTACGATGTTTGTATGCCTTGATTACTTAACTTGATACAGGGGATACCCTTTGAAAACTGGAAGAGCGAGTATATGAAATGGATTGTGATTGTTTTTTATTTTTATTTTCTCTAAAAGTTTTTAGACTTTATAAAAAAGAAAATCTAAATATCCCAAAGTATATGCTTAGTAATACTTGGGATGCTCGACGCATCTGCCGACTTTTTAGGTTATTTATAGCAAACATTTGTTATCAGAGTGGTAATAAGAATATTCTTTGTTTGGCTCTAAAAAGTCGGCAGATGCGAAGCGGCGTCGAGCATCCCGAAAGTTATTTAGAGAACTTCAAGAGATAACTTTGCGGTTATAGAAGGTTCTTAACAATCTTTTTATTTTCTCTAAAACTTTTTAGACTTCTATAACTTTCTAAAAACTTTTAAACTTCTATAATTTTCTAAAACTTTTAAACTTTATAAAAAAGAAAATCTAAATATCTCAAAATATATACTTAGTAATACTCGGGATGCTCGACGCCGCTTCGCATCTGCCGACTTTTTAGGTTATTTATAGCAAACATTTGTTATCAGAGTGGTAAGAAGAATGTGCTTTATTTTCTCTAAAAAGT